TCACCATCTTCTACCGACTCTGATGTTTCAATGGTTTTTGACTCAGGAGTTATAGTTTAAAGCAATAAATGATACAATAAGCAGTATAAATAAAAAATATAAGGGGTATTAAAATGGCAACAGTAAGATTACAATTAAGAAGAGGTACAGCAGACGACTGGTTCGACGCTAACCCAACACTAGCAGCTGGAGAAATTGGTATTGAAACAGATACCAATACATTTAAATTTGGCGATGGCAACACAGCGTGGAATAGCCTTGCCTATGCTCTTTCAGGAACAGTAGACGACTACATCCTGTTGGGTGCAAAAGGAGTTGCAAACGGAGTAGCCTCACTTGATGGTTCTGGCTTGATCCCACTAGCACAAATTCCAGGAGCCGCTGCATTAGATGCAGAAGTTGCTACAGCAGTCACTAATCACAATAATCTTACAACATCTGTTCATGGAATTGCAAATACAGCAAACCTTGTCACGCTAGATGCAAATCAAACACTTACATCAAAAACTTTATCCTCACCAGCGTTAACAGGAACACCAACTGCACCGACAGCAAATGCTGGTACAGATACTACACAAGTTGCAACAACAGCATTTGTTCAGGATGCAATTGAGTTAGTAGTAGGTGCAGCACCAGCTGCATTAAATACACTAGCAGAAATTGCAACATCTTTAGCAGATAATGCTGATTTGTCTGGAACACTAACATCTTCTATTTCAGGTAAAGTAGCCAAATCAGGCGACACAATGTCTGGTGTTCTAAATATGGGAACAAATAAAATTACCTCAGTGGGATTAGCAACAACAGATTTTGACGCTGCAAATAAGTTTTATGTAGATGCTAGAGTAATGGATGCCGTTACACTACAAAATACTTATACAACAAATGTGCACGGAATAGCAAATACAGCTAATTTAGTTGTTACAACTGATCCAAGACTATCTGATGTAAGAACTCCAGCAGCAGATTCAGTTGGAACTGCTCAAATTCAAAATGACGCCGTATCAACAGTTAAAATTGCAGATTCAGCAATTACAACAAATAAAATTAATAACTCATCAGTAACTGTAGCTAAAATTGCAGCAGATGCAGTAACTACCCCTGCAATACTTGATGCTAATGTAACTGGAGCTAAAATTGCAACTGATGCAATATCTCAATATCACTTATCTTCAGGTTCAGTAGGAACTGCTGAAATTATAGACGAGTCAATTACAAGTACAAAAATTGCTGCAAACGCAGTAGTTTCTGCAAACATTGTAGATGCAAATGTTACAGAGGCCAAAATTAATACAGCAGCAGTAACCGCTGATAAGATTGGATCACTAGCAGTAACTGAAGGCAAGATTGCAGATTCTGCAGTTACAACTGTAAAGATTGCAGATTCTGCAATTACTACAGGAAAGATTGCCAATGGAACAGTTGTAGATGCTGATATAAATGCAGCAGCAGCAATTGCAATGACAAAAATTGATGGTCTAGGCACAGCACTTGATTCAAAGTTAGCTTCAGCAACTGCAGCTTCAACTTACGCTCCAATTGCTAGCCCAACATTTACTGGAACAGTCGCAGGTGTTACAAAAGCACACGTCGGTCTTTCAGATGTTGACAACACATCAGACGCATCTAAGCCAGTCTCTACAGCACAGGCTACAGCAATTGCAACTGCAAAGGCAGAAGCAATTGCAGATGCAACATCACAAGTTAACGCAGTAATTTCAGGTGCACCACTTGCACTTAACACTCTTGATGAACTTGCAGCAGCACTGGGAGATGACCAAAACTTTGCAGCATCAGTTACAACTAGCCTTGGCTTAAAGGCCCCCATTGCTTCACCAACATTTACTGGTACAGTAACCGTTGCAGCAGCAGGAGTAGCATTTACAGACGGAACTCAAACAAAAAAGGGAGTTCCTTCTTTAACAACCACCACAACAAATATAGGAAATGACTATAACTTAAATAATGGTGGAGGTTCATTGCATTTGAACCTTATTGATCAATTAATAAATATCGGTGGTGCCTATACTATTACTGTTCCAGCAGATGCAGATACACTATTTCCACTAGGAGCATCAATACAATTTTGGCAATCGGGAGGAGCAGGAGGAGCAACTTTCTCACCAGCTTCTGCTGCTGTTACAATACATGCAACTCCAGGAAATAAACTAAGAGCACAATATTCATCAGCAACACTAACTAAGGTTAATGCGAATACTTGGTTACTTGCTGGAGACTTGAAAGCATAATTGGGAAATAGGAGAATAAAATGTCAAAAAATATAGGTAGAATAGCATCCGCACAAGATAACTTTACTGGACCAAATGCTCCTACTAACTTATCTGCTACAAATGTAGGTTCGGGTAGAGCATTCAATGATGGAAGAATAGATCTTTCATGGACCGCACCAACAGGCGCAAACACCCCAACAGGATATATTGTTATGCGGGGTGCTAGCCAGATTGCAACTGTTGCACATCCAACAACAACATATTCTAATACAGGATTATCGTCAGATGTTTCTTATAGCTACACAATAGTTGCCTATGATGCTTATGGGTCAAGCCCTGCTTCAAACTCAGCATCTGCAACAGCTACAACTGTACCAGCTACAATGTCAGCTCCTTCTGCGACAGCAGGAGTTAACGCAGACAGCATTACATTTACAGCACCAGCAACTGGTGGCTCAGCAATAACACTTTACAGATGGACAAGCTCTGATGGCAAAACTGGAACAAGCGCATCATCACCAATTTCAATTACTCAAGAAGCATCAACTGCACAAACTTATCAAATAAGAGCTGAAAATGCTAATGGAGCGGGTGTATACTCTGGAGATTCTAATTCAGTAACAACACAAGCCCCAAGCTTCTTCGGTCCACCAAGCTTCTTCGGTCCTCCAGGGTTTTTTGCCCCACCAGGGTTCTTCGGTCCTCCAGGGTTTTTTGCCCCACCAGGGTTTTTTGCCCCACCAGGGTTTTTTGCCCCACCAGGGTTTTTTGCCCCACCAGGGTTCTTTTCTCCACCAAGCTTTTGGAAATCAGTCGGAGTTAATACTCTTTTAAGAACTCCAACAGGAATGGTATCTGCAGGGCAGGTTGAAGTAGGGGACAAAGTAATTGGATTAAACATTCAGGGTATTCCAGATAACTACTGGCTATTAGATGATGGCTCTTACGGAACCTATTCTGATTATGTAATTACTCAAGAGCAAATTGATAATGCTGTTGAGACAGAAGTTACTGTAGTCGGCAAAATGCTGCATGAAAATGCTGGTGCCGCCGCAGTAAATGGTGACATTTATACATTAAATCACTTTATTTTAGCAAAACGTGATAATGAGATTAAGTCTTTAAATGTAAAAGATCTATTAAATACTGACTTAATTTATAACTATCAGTCAAAAGATTTTGTTCCAATTGAATCACTTGAAAGAAATGAAGAGATCACGATTCAATCTTATTCTATAAACGTAGAGCCATGGGACTTCTACTTTACAGAAAATGGACTTACTTTTGATATGCAAGCACTTAGCGATTCACTATCTGGCACCTCTGATCCAGATGGCTCTGGCCCACTATAATATGCGCTAGATGAAATTTAAAGTAGGTAATGACGGTATGGAGATAGAGAAATCTGTCTCCTACCAGTCTTTTCCAGAAGAATTATATCAAGAAGGCATTTGGGGACATTTTGCTTTTATTCAGGATAAAGATTACCATATAAGAGTAATTTGTTCTGCGTACAATACAAATAGATATAAGCCTGGAACAGTTGTTGTTTCTAATAAAGTTTTTAATGAATTCCCAATAGCTCAAAGCGCATGGAATATGAATAATCAAATAAGTAGGATGTACGTTGACCCATTTTATAGAAGTAAGAAGGTTGCTACTTATAGCGTAATAACAAACGACATGTTGGCAAGAAAGCTAGGATATGAAATTTGGTCATCCATTTATGCTGATAAAGGCGGAACTCTTGCAGGAGATCAGCTTTACAATAAAATATACGACTTAGGTTTTGAAAATGTAAAAACAGAAATAAATTTAAATGATATATTTCAATACAGAAATTTTTCTCATCCAGTAAATTACATAGATAAGAGGATGGTTTATGTTGAACCAGATGTACAGCAAAACTAATTTTTTAAAAAAAGAAGTAAATATATGGTTTGATATTAATAAATTTAATTCAATGTCATATAAAAAAGATGAATTATATTACACTAATAATGGTGACCTAGACCTTAAAGAAACAGTTGTAATCGAAAGCAAAAATATTTTTTCTGTATACACAGAAGACATTTACAATCTATACTTATCGATATCAGAAGGCGTAAAAGAAGCATGTATGCTATACGATATAGATATAAAAAAACAAAAATATATGATTTACGGGAAAATGTCTAAATATGGGCCAAGCACAAATAAAAACTGGTATGATTTTCCAGGGGTTAGTATGCCCTATCTTCATGGGATGTTCTTCATAACAGGGGAGCCATACAGGCTGTCTTTTAGCAATAATAATATAGTTACAAAAGAAGTATTTAATAAAAATGAGTTATTTATAAATAAGCCTACTGATATTATTAATATTAAGACAGATCAAGAAAATGAAGTCGTTGAATTTTATATTGCCCCTCTCTATGCCCTAAAGCACAATGAGCCAGGCGTATGGGTTCCTATAATCTAAAATAAATGATATACTATATAAACACAGAAAAGAGATAAAATGTTAGAAAATGCAGAGTACTTAGCAACTGGAATAGTTGTGTACAGAGATGTTTTTAAAAAAGATAAGCAGTACATTGAGAGATTAGAAAATACACTAGGCTCCGACTCTAACACAAGATACAGCTGGAAGCCAGGTTACACTGGCTATGGAGCAAAAAATTTAAGCTATCGAGACTGTGTAGATTTTAAAATTAAATACAACGAAGATCAATCTCTTTCAGCTCATATGGATAATGTAAGCAAAGATAAGCAAGACGATATTGATAAGGACCTAATTCGAATTTGGGAAGACGCTTATTATGCACAACTTCCAGCAGTAGATGATTATAGAAATATGTTTAGTCTAGCCCCATTAAAATATTGGGAATCATTTAACTTTATTCGATATGGCGCAGGACAGCATTTTCAAGTTCATTCTGATCACGGATACTCTTACACCTGTGTGCTATCTCTGGTAGGGTATTTAAATGATGACTATGAGGGCGGCGAACTCTTTTTTGATAAGCTCAATTTAAAGATTAAGCCAAAAGCAGGAGACCTATACTTATTCCCATCATCATACGTATATTCTCATTCTGCAATGCCAGTTACCTCTGGGACTAAATATTCTATTGTAACAATGCTTGACTACTTAGAAACAGCGCATACTCCAGAGTACAGAAACCTAGAGGCGAAGTATTCAAAGAGCCTGTTGTAATGTATTCGATAGAAGCATTTAAAACTACAGGGTTATCCAATATATCTCAGTCTCCAGTAAAAAGAGACTGGATGGATGAGACATACGATAGGCATGCTTATAACTGTTTCCCAGTAACAGTAACTAATTCTCTAGGGTGGAGTATATCTTTTCCAGAAGAAATTTCTTTTGTCTGGGATGGAATTTCAGACTCTTCACCACATCACGTAAAAGTACTATCAGGAGAAAAATATGTTTCTACAGGCAGAGCAAATGGAACTATTAGCTTCAATTCGGGTATTGGCTTTAAGACTGATAACAACTTAAGCTTATTATGTATTCCAACACCTAACTTATTTATAAGGGGGGTGCAGTGTTTTACTACGCTAATAAGCACCTCTTTTTTCCACGGAGATTTTCCAATTGCATGGAAAATTACAGAGCCAATGCTAAAAATTACAATACCAGCAAACACCCCAATTGCAAATATTATTCCTATATCTTTAACAGAACTACAGAACTCAGAAATAAAATTTGTTGATTCATCTACAATCCCATCGACAGATTGTGACCCAAAGGAAACAATGAAAAAGATAAACGAGATAACGCAATCTGGATCTTGGACTAATTTTTACAGAGACGGCGTAGATGCTTGCGGTAATAAATTAGGAGAGCATGAAGTAAAGTCAATAAGATTAAGGACCAATAATGCCTAAAATAACATTTCATTCTAATAAAGTATACAATGAAGCAGGAAATGCTTTAAACCCTCAAGCAGCAAAAAAAACTGTACCCCAGTGGTTTTCTGAGTCAAGCAGGTATTGGTTTCCAGAAAATAAAGATTCTCTTTCTTTTAAAGCTTGTCCAGCGTTAGTAGATGCATTTTTGTCAGGTTATATTTTAAAAACGCCCTGCGATATTTACATTCAGAAAGAAACAAGCTCTGATCCATTTAAGCATATGGAAGTTACTAGAGTATTAAAAGAACCAGGTTATGATGATTTTTGTTGCTCAAGGCCAGACATGCAGGGCTTCCCAAAGCCTTTAGGTACTGACAAACATTTCCACTGGTTTCCAAACTGGATGCCAGGACTAGAGCCAGGCTATAGCGCTCTATATGTACATCCTCTAAATCGATATGATTTACCCTTCGTCACCGTCTCTGGTATAATTGATAACGACAAGATGAATACTCCAGGACTTATGCCATTTTTCTTAAAAGAAGGGTTCGAGGGGTTAATCCCTAAAGGAACTCCTTTTGTTCAGATAATCCCTTTTAAACGAGAAGATTGGGAATCAGAAGAAAAGATGTATTCAATAGAAGAGATATACGAAAGACATAACTATCAGGCAAATAAATTCAGAGTTCCAGAGGGTGGAGCTTATAAGAAAAAAGTTTGGTCAAGAAAGAGGTACGATTAATGAATTTAGACAAATGGGACACCTCACAAAATGTTTCAAACTTTAATGCTAAATCAATAACCCCTTCTGGATTTTTTGGAGACTCTGATAAAAATATAGTAGAAGTAGAAAATTTTATTACAGAAGAAGAGCAGTCGATACTTCTAGAGTTTATGAAAAAAAATAGTTCTTTTGATGACATCCCAACAGAATACAATGAAAATGGAACTTTAATATATGATGACAGACCTTGGGCAAATAGGGTTGCTACAACAGAACAGCTTTTAAAAAATGGCGCACACGACATCATTGAAATATTAAATAATATTGTGGGCAGATTTAAACCTATAATAGAAAACTTTTTTGAAGTTGAATGCTTTGCTACTGGCCCAGCCTTAGTCCGTTGGCCAGTAGGAGCAAGACAAGAGCCTCATGCAGACAAAGAGCTTCATGAAGGGCCAGACGCAGGAACCCCAAATTCATTCCCTTGGTATGACATTGGAACAGTTTTTTATATAAATGATGACTATCAGGGCGGGGAGCTATACTTTCCAAAACAAGGAATTGAGTTTAAACCAAAAGCAAGAGCAGGATATTTTTTCCCTGGAGATCTAAATTACATACACGGAGTTAGACCAATAACAAGTGGCTGCAGATATACATCTCCTTATTTCTGGACAATAGATGTGTTGCCAGAAAAATTTAGCGGACCAAAGGATTTTAAAAATGAGTAGTTGGGTGTCAATGCATAAGGATGAATGCTTTACTGTTGATGGATTTTTGTCGGAACAGGAATGCAAGTCAATTATTTCTTACCTTGAATGGCTAGTTGATAACAAGATATTGGAATGGAATCAGATATCTTTTTATGATTCATTTGCTATGGGTTTTTGGCCATCAGATCCAAATTTAGAACATTTTGGATTACCAGCAAATTATTTTAACGAAGTGCTAAAGCCAAAAATAAAAAATCTAGCAGAAAACGTTTTAATGAGAGAGCTATCCGAAGTTAGCTATCATGCACAAAAATGGACTCCTGGAGCATACGCTTCATTCCATTCTGACAACTCAGATGAGCATGGAAATGCTACAGAATTTGAAAGCAGTAAGTATGCTGCTTTTATATATTTAAATGATGATTTTGAGGGAGGCTTTTTAAACTTTAAAAATTATGATATTAATATAAAGCCAGGCATAGGTAAAATAGCAATATTCGCAGGCGGGCACGGGAATGAGCATGAGGTGACAAAAGTTCATGGAGCAACAAGATATACAATAGGATCTTTTTGGGATAATGCTGACGCTGTGTATAGCGAAGAAAGAATAGCTGAGAGAGCAGAAAAGTTAAAGAAAACTAGAGAAGAGCAAGATCGGACTTATGCTGAATGGCAAAAAGAAAAAGAGCTCGGGATAGTTCAAGATTATATTGGGAAGTATGGTGAACAGTGAATAAGCTAGAGATATACCCAAAAGTTATTGTTTATAAAAACATGTTGCCAAGATGGAAAGAGTATACCGAACTTTTAAAGCAATCAGAAGATAAGTCTCCAGAAGGTTTATTTACAGAATGGCAAGATTGGTATGGGTTTGGCAAGATGATGAATCTGTCTATGAATAGGGCAGAGACCGAGTATTCTGTTGAAACAAGTAATGAATATACTGAATTACAAAAAGATTTTTTAACAGACGTAACTAAAGCGTATTACGAGTGCACAGAAGACTATGTCAAAACAAATGATATATCATTGCCTAACTGGGTAAACAATGGAATATCTATATGTAAGTATTGGGAAACCACAAAGCAAAATGAAATGGCAATGCACTACCACACAGACTATAGAGGCTTTGATAGCGAATCGCCTGGGAAAAAGTTTGCAGTTACATGCACAATATACATTAATGATGACTACGATGGCGGAGGTCTTTCATTCCTTAAAGAAGACACGGGGGATGTAATTGACTATAAGCCAGAGGCTGGAGACATAGTTGTATTCCCATCAGGAGATCCAGTAACTGGAGGCTCACATTATTTTCACGGAGTAGATAGAGTCGATAACGGAGAGAAGTACTTTATAAGATGCTTCTGGTCTTATGATTTTGAAGGCACCCCAGAATGGCATGCAAATAAAGAAAAGCATGGCGAAGACTGGGATAAGATTGATTCTGAAAGAATGAAAAAAGAAATTGAATCAGGAATCTGGCATAAGTACCTAGTTAAGTATGGAGAAGAAGATCCTAAGCTAGATAAGTCTACTCCATTTTTTATGAGGGATGAAAATGCTTATAGAAAAATTAGATAATAATATATTTTATTATAAAAATTTACTTACTGACCCAAAGGAATTTGTAGATAAGATTGAGCACCTAGAGTCATACAACGACAATACTTCTCAGATTTCAAAATGGAAAACTTGGAAAGCTAGCGATCAAGATACAGAGTATGGAGTATCTAAAGATGGCATGTTCTCTAATATGCAATACAAAAATGATCTTGACTTAGAAACATCAATGCTAGTATATAAGATTAAATCAATATCTGATTTATGCTTTGCAAACTATGCATACAATACAGGTGCCAGACAGCTAAAGCTACCAGATTACTTTAGTATAAGAAAATATAATTCTCTTGCAGATATGGGTAAGCATGTTGACGCAGAAGATCCAACTGACAAAGCCCACCCCGTAGTCTCTGGAGTTTTTTATCTTAATGACGATTATGAGGGTGGAGAAATTTATTTTCCAGAGCAAGGTATAAAGATTAAGCCAGAGGCGGGGAGCCTAGTAATGTTTCCTGCGTATAGGCCATACTTCCATCATCCTTTGCCAGTAACTTTTGGCAGTAAGTATATGGTTCCATTTTTTTGGTACGACCTAGAAACAAATTGGGGTAATTAATTATGATGCATTTGCCAGCAATACTAGATAGCGATTGCCTATATTTTAAAAACAACTTAACAGAATCAGATACGCTACTTAAATTTATTGAAGAGTGTGATGAAGATGAATCTACTCACGGATATATATCGCCATGGACCGTATTTAATGAATTTACTGTATACAAGACTTTTGACAAGAATACAAGCATGATGTCTGAAAGAATGTTGCAGAAATGCTTGTATATCTATAATAGCTTTAAGTCAGGGCTATCTTTTTGTAAAGAACACTACTCTAATTACATAATGAGAGAAGCAGGCGATCTAGAAGAAATAACACTTTTTAAATCATTGCCAACATCAGAGTTGAGTAGAGAGCAGATATTTGAAAATAAATATGATGAAAATTCTGTATCTGTTTACTTATTAATAAACACAGAACTATCTTCTTCTGCCTTTTGCATTGACAAAGCCAAAGGGATATACATTAATCCAGAGCCAGGAACGGCACTGATGATTAGAGACACGGTTGAGCATTCTCAAGGAATGAACAAGATAGAGCCCTTGTATTACATTAAATGTAAGTTCACTTTAAAGGAAGAAAAGACTAGCAAGACTAATCTGCTATAATATAAATATGTCTTATTACTTGTCGGTATTAAAAAATTCACCACTAGGGCTGTGGAAGATGGACGAAACATCTGGCCTAACAGCATACGACTCTTCGGGCTGCGGAAATAATGGAACTTATTTTGGACAAAATTATAAATTTGGAATGCCCATAGTTGCTGGCGGAGTTCATTCAAATAGAATAGATTCTTCAAACTATGTTCAGTTTGTTTTATCAAAAGATTTTTCGGGAACAACAGGCACAGGAGGATTTGCCACAGCAGATACTTACGACAATGATTTTACACTAGAAGCATGGATACATCCAAAAACATTATCAGGTCTTACACCAATACTTGCAGACTCTAGCGGTATTGGCCTATACTGGGATAAAGGAAATATTGTTTTTAAACTAGAGAGCGAAAGAATTGATTACTCTGTTCCTAATCCCAACATGACAATGCATATTGTGGGAGTCTACTCTGTGTCATCAATGAGTTTATATTTAAACGGAGTTCTTGTAGCATCACAATCTTTATCTATAAAATTTACCAATACAAGCGTTTCCCTTTCAGTTGGCCCCACTTCCAATAATGAATATTTTTTAATTGACAGCCCAGCCGTTTATAGATATGCTCTTTCTCATTCAGCAATACTATCTAATTATAATAATTTATTTTTAAACACAGATGAGCAGGTTTCTGCGCCTGATCGAGGAGAACTATTTGTTGCTTCAGAAAAATATCAAAAGATAGATACAAGATACCAATACCCAGACGGAGCACCGTGGGAACCATTAATATCTAGTAATGAAAATTTAGCTCATAATAAAAATAATAATAGCTTGTATTTAAAGCCAGGCTCCCTAACAGGAGAGTTTGTAGAAGACATTGTTTTAAATATAACAAAAGAATATATTTCATCAAAGATCTCTTGGGTTGCATCGACTGGAGTTTCTGTCTATGTTTCTGAGATTTCTGAAACAGGTCCTTGGCAACCTTGTGTAAATGGATCCTCTATCCCAGGTTTTACACAAGGATCTTCTTTTTCATCAACAAAAATACTATATTTTAAATTTGTTTTTTCTTCTACGAACTCAAGCGTTTATATACCAGAACTGTACTCGTTTAGAATTAATTTTTATTCTCAAAAAAATATGTCAGCCCATATTGGGGGAAGCACCCTATCAATATCTCAACCAACCAGCGGATCTGTTTGGGATATAGATATTTCTAATTCTAGCTATCCAGTAAGGAAAAGAGAATACGATAATGGAATAAGGCCAAACTCTTCAGCATTTTTTATAGAAATGTCGGGGGACAATAGGAATATTGAAATGATACTTACCCCAAAATCCCTATCTACTGGATACCTTATTTTTAATAAAACTGGCACAACAGAAACCTATTTTTCCTGGGCAGCTGGAGGAGCAATATCTAAATCAAATATATCCAATGTTTATATAAACGGACAAGATGCTTCTTCTGCTACAAACATATCCTCTTACTTGTATCTTGATGACCCAAATTACATTTTAATCAAAACTTTATCAGCCGTGTCGGGCCAAATGTGGTTTAACGGTAAGCAGTTATTGGGGGTTAGATCAGGGGTACTAGATAATAACTTATACCAAAATATAGCAATTTATGCAGATGCAGACATTAGCCACGAAGACCATTATGATCTTTATATAGGAAAACCCTTGCCTTCAGTATCTGTTTCTTCTATAGAGATGACAGAAGAGTCGGTAAGAACCTATTCAAGAGACAGGGTCGTGTTCCAAATACTGTAATTTTGTCAGGATGTATGACAAAAAGCTGGACTTATGTATGTAAAGATGGTAAAATAATTAACTATGGACATCAAAAGAATTAACGCCCAAATGAAATCTGGTGAAACCAGGTTAGGAGTCTACGTCTGGGAGATGCCAGACGGAAGATGGATCGGCGATGAAGACAATAACTTTCTTTCAATACCATCAATGTTTGGCAATAAAGAAAGAATTGAGATGCTAGCAAAAGCTGTAGCGCATTATGGAATTGAAGAGGGTCAGCCTAAGTTTATTGAAGGAAGCCGACAAATTGATGATGAAGAGTTTGAGTATCAAAAGCAAAGATTAAGATGGGGATTAACCCCAGATCCTCTGGACATAGGAGTTCACAAGGAAGAAATGGCTAAACTTAGGGGTCCTAAAAAATGAAAGAATATGAAGACGACTTACTTTCAGATAGTGTAGAAATATCTAATGTTGCCGACTGGATGAGATTTAATAATCCAACAACGCAAAAAACTGACGACCTATTTGATATAGATGCGGAAGAAGTCTTAAAGCTATCAGGACTTGGCCCTTCGTTTAGAAGAAAAGTATCCAGAGATTTACAAAAAGCATTTGTAGGTAAAGATGGATCTGTAAGCCAACAGTTACAGCATCAACAAGCAGTAAGCGGATATGCTACATTTGATTTAATACAACCAGAGTACAACCTAGATTATCTTTCTACAATTTATGAAATTTCTCCATACAACTATGCCGCAATAAATGCAAAGGTTGCAAATATTGTCGGCCTCGGATTTGACTTTATTGAATCAAAAAAGACAACAGACACTCTTGAAGAAATTGAAGATGAAAAGCAGTTAGAGAGAGCTCGTAAAAAGTTAAATAGAATTAAACAAGACTTGCATCAGTGGCTTGAAGATTGCAATGAAGATGAAACATTTAAAGAAACTCTTATCAAGTTCTACACCGACATAGAGGCTACTGGTAATGGGTACCTGGAGGTCGGTAGAACGACGACTGGCAAGATAGGATACATCGGACACATCCCGTCAAAGACAATGCGTGTGAGACGCCTTAGAGACGGTTTTATACAATTGCTTTACGGCAAGGCAGTATTTTTTAGAAATTTTGGGGATACTAAAACAGTTAATCCTATCGCAGGCCAAGAAGATAGACCTAATGAAATTATTCATTTAAAGAAATACACGCCTAAGAACAACTATTATGGCATTCCAGATATTATTGCTGCTCAGAATGCTATGGCTGGAAATGAATTTGCAGGAAAGTATAACCTAGATTACTTTGAAAATAAAGCGGTGCCTAGATATATTATTACAGTAAAAGGCGCAAAGCTTTCTCCAGAGTCTGAAAGAAAATTGCTTGAGTTTTTCCAAGTGGGCTTAAGAGGAAAGAATCACAGATCCCTATATATCCCACTCCCTCCAGATTCTCCAGATTCAAAAACTGAATTTAAAATGGAGCCAATTGAAGCAGGAGCTCAAGAAGGCTCATTTGAAAAATATAGAAATTCCAATAGGGATGAAATATTAATGGCTCATAGAGTGCCAATTAACAAAATTGGTACACCAGCTGGAATCAACTTGGCTGCAGCGAGAGATGCAGATAAGACATTTAAAGAGCAGGTATGTCGTCCAGCTCAAGAAAATCTAGAAAAGAAATTGAATAAAATAATTCAAGAGATGACAGATGCTTTAGAGCTTAAGTTTAATGAATTAAGTTTGACTGATGCAGACACCCAGTCCAAGATAGATGAAAGATATCTTAGATTCCAGGTAATTACTCCAAATGAAATTAGAGTAAGAATGGGAATGGTCCCACGTGAAGGTGGAGATGTCCCAGTAGATCTTGCAGCCCAGGCAGCCGAAATTAAGGCTCAGGCTACTCAGAGCAGAACCCGTGACCAAGAAAGATCAGCAAATTCCCCAGATAAATCGGGGGAAGGCAGAAATGCAAAGGGAGACGGAAGACAAGTCAACTAGTCCTGCTCAACTACTTATTTGCCTTTTTATACAACAATCTCTATAATATATAACATATGATCATCGAAAAGTCACATTGGTCTTCCAATGGAAATGCTATTAACTTATCAGTTCCATTTACAAAGGTCAATAGAGAAAAAAGAACAGTCTCAGGATTTGCAACGTTAGACAACCTGGATCAGACTGGTGATGTCGTTACCCAAGAAGCTAGCATGAAAGCGTTTGAAAGCTTTAGAGGTAATCTAAGAGAGATGCACCAACCTCTTGCAGTTGGCAAGGTTGCATCATTCCGTCCAGAAACTTTTTATGATCCAAAAACAAAAGAATTTTATAATGGAGTTTATGTTGACGCATACATATCAAAAGGCGCACAAGATACCTGGGAGAAAGTGCTAGATGGAACTCTAACAGGTTTTTCAATAGGCGGAAAGATTCTAGAATCAGACAATGAAGTTAACAAAGCAACAGGCGCATCTATAAGATTTATCAAAGACTATTCATTAGTTGAGTTATCAATTGTTGATTCTCCAGCAAATGAACTATGTAACATTTTTTCTATTGAGAAAGTAAATGGACAAATGGTATTTAAAGGAATAGCGGCAGACGTTAAGATGGAAAATATTTTTTATTGTGCAGAAAGTGATTCTGTATTTATGTCAACAGAAGCAGAATACTTGTCTCCAGTCACTGGTAAGAAAACAGAGTTGATCGGTTGGGTAGAATCAAACGATACAAACAAAGCAAAAGAAATAGAAAAAATTCTTGATTCACGTAGATCAAGATTGCAAACATTGCCTGAAACACAAAATATAAATACGGCAATTGCAGAAGGAGGAAATGAAGTGGAAAAGCTTAATGTAACAGAAGCAACTCCAGTAGTAGAAGAAGCAGTTGTAGAAACACCTGCAGAAATTATTGAAGAAGTTGCCCCAGTAGAACAAGAATCTGCTGAAGTTGTAGCTGAAGAAACTTCTGCCGAAGTTCTGGAAAAATCAGCAGAACTAACAGCTCAGGAATCACCTGACTTTGTTAAAATGCTAGGCGACCTTAAGGGTTTCTTCTCAGAGACTTTGGAAAAGGCCTCTGAGGCAAACGCTGCTCAGGTTTCAACAATCAAGGAGACAGTCGAAGCTTTTAGCAAGAATGTCGATTTGAGAATTTCAGAATTAGCAGAAAAGCACACAGAACTCTCAACAGCAGTTGATTCAATCAAGTCCATCATGGACACAGTTGAAAAAAGAGTAGACGCAGTAGAATCAGACACTGCAATCAAGAAGTCCTCTGACCTTGGCGGGTCAGTTGGAGTAACAACAATCAAAAAATCAAAATGGAACGGCACTTTCCTCGGTTCCGTTAGCGAATTAACAAAATAAGGGTATGGTGAAAAACTAATGAGTAATGAACTATTAGCAAAAGCAGCAGAAGCAAATTCTACTTTAACAGGTAGCATGACAGGTTCTGCAAACCCTACCGACGGAATTCACGTAGGTTCCGAGGGTAAGGGAGGTTTGCTCAATCCTGAGCAATCCGCAAGATTCCTCGATTACATGTTCGATGCAACAGTAATCGGCAAGGTAGCACGTACAGTTCGAATGAGAGCTGACACTACAGAGATTGATCGTATTGGCGTCGGTGAGAAGCTTATGAAGCTTGCAGCTGAAGCAGAGAATACTGGCACAAATGCTGCCGTACAGTTCTCAAAGATTTCTCTCACAACAAAGAAGCTTCGCCTAGATTGGGAGCTTTCAACTGAGTCTCTAGAAGACAACATTGAAGGTGCTGATCTAGAAGATCACATCGCAAGACTTATGGCAACACAGGCTGGTAACGACCTTGAGGACGTAGTTCTTAACGGTAACACAGCTCTAACTGGAGATGCACTTTATAAGTCATTCGACGGTGTTGTCAAGATTGCAAAGGCAAATGGCCATGTAGTTGCAGGAGCGGGCGCAGCAGTGTCTCGTGAAATCTTCAACAAGGCACTTAAGGCTATGCCACGTAAGTACAAGCAACGTCGTCCAGACCTACGCTTCCTTGCAGGCTCAAACTTAATTCAGGACTACCTATACTCAACTTCACAGTTGGGTAGCTATGGTTCTGCAAACCCACAGGATATTGCTTCAAGCATCATCCGTGGAAACGAACCAGGACTCGGTGGTCCAGCAGGTTTCGTAGCTCCATTCGCATTTGGTATCCCAATTGTTGAAGTTCCGCTACTTAAGGAAACTCAGACTGGCTCATACGCAACACCAACAGGAGAGCACGGAGACGTCCACTTGACATTCCCAAATAACGTTGTTATTGGTATCAAGCGTGATGTAACTGTTTATCGCTTCTTCTGGCCAAAGAAGGACTCAATCGAGTACACAATGTATACTCGTGTTGGTACCCAAATTGAGCAGGCAGATGCATGGGTTGTCGTTAAAGACGTTAAGGTTGCTTCTTAATTAAATAAGAAATAACTACCGAAAGGCCCCCAATTAATTTTGGGGGCTTTTCATTTTAATTTTATAGTGCTATAATTTGTATACATACCAAAGGAGTATATATATGTCATTTGACACACTTAAGGTCAAGGAACTAAAAACATTAGCAGCGGACTTCGCAGTTGATGTGGACGGCCTAAAAAACAAAGCAGATATTATTGCATCACTTGCAGAAGAAGGAGTAACTTGGTCAGTTTACCAAGGAACACTTAAGAACATAGAGAATGCAAAAGAAGACTCAGATGAAATTCTTCCTAGACTTGACCCAAATCAAAAGCTTGATGAAGATATGGTTCTTGTAAAGATGGATCGACCAAATGCTAGATACGATGCGCTTGGATTTACATTTACAAGAGAGCACCCGTTTGTAGCAATGAAGCCAGAAGTGGCTCAAGAAATTTTTGATAAGGAGGAAGGGTTTAGATTGGCTACACCTAGAGAAGTACAGGAGTACTACAACTAAGCCTAACACATGGCAGAGATATACCAAAACACAAGCACGGCAGCAACAACAAAGCTTTACGTAAAAGGCGAAGCAGTTACTCCTACTACATCAGTAGTAGTAAAGTTTTATGATATAACCGTAGACCCTGTTTTTTCTCCACAAATTAGTCCGTCAACAATTATTGCTACTGTCACGGCAGAAGCGAGTGAAGTTGACCAAGGCTCATTTAGCGTATACCTTCCAGTACAGCATACAACAAGAAATAGAAAATTTAAGTTAGTTTGGGATTGGCAGTACAACTCAGTATCTTATTCTAATACAACTTATCTTGATGTAGTTACGCCTTATATTGATATACAAGAAGCGGCACAAGAAATGGGATTAGGATCAGACTCAAATGACCCTAACCATAAAACATATCAAGAGCTAAAGCTTGCCGAAAGGTATGCCAGGAACATAATAGAAGGACATACTGGACAAAAGTTTTATCTGCATGATGATCATTTTTACACAATAGGAAATGACTCAGATACCCTGCCATTAACAAAAAAAATTCACCTTCTTCATAAGCTACATGCCAATGACGAGCTGTTAATAGACAACATTAATAATGTAAATAACCTAGGCCTAGTTGTTGAAAATACAATAAGCGGATTTGGAATAAAAGTAAATCAATTCTCAGGAGTTGACAACGATGTTTATATTGCAAATGGAATGGTGCCTCCTTCAATTAATGATGCGTCTCCAAATATATTTAGAAGATCAAAGCATTATACAGTTTATGCAAGATTTGGCTGGGACTATGTGCCAAATGAAATTCGTGATGCAGCAGCAGAGCTAATGAAGATGTATTTTGCAAAAGACCGTGTGTGGAAAGAAAGATATATTAAAAAGATATCTACCACAGATTGGGACTTTGAATATTCTTCCGAGGCTTTCAGCGGAACAGGATCTTCATACGCAGATAAGTTGCTAGCAGACTATGTCATAACCCAGATGGTACTGGTGTAATGTTTGACGTCGTTGATGGCCTAATGACCATGAAAATGGATGTCTACCGCCAACAAGAACAGCAAGACCCAGACACTGGGGCAATGATTAGACAATTCTCTTACATAAAAACAATAGATTGCTATGCACGAGGAATTATTAGTCAAAGCGGCAGTAAAGGAAATGACAGACAAAAGTTTTCTAATAAGTATTCTAATGATCAATATATAGAAGTAAGAACATTAGATAGGCTAACCGCTAGAGATAAAGTAAAGAATATTAGAGACTCAAGCGGTAAACCTATTTGGTATGAATTAAATTATCCAAACGATACCGATACTGTTTTTGATGTAGTAGGAACAACTCCAATAGCAGACCCGTTTGGTAATGTTGTTGGATATAACTCCTCATTAGAAAGAGCGGAGAACCAGAAAATTGACATCTGAAATTTTAGTAATTAGAGCCGCCAGCGGATTAGTTAACTTAATGTCTAAGAAGCCAGTTAGTGGTGCCATAAGAGATAGCACTGTTGCACAGATATCCGCAGCTTTATTTTATAAAACAAATGTTATGGCTAAGCTTGCCTCAAATCCACAATTTCAATCAGCTTTTAGAAATGTAATATTTGATCAACTAGAGGTAGACTTCGGACAATATGTTGATGCAAAAGCTCGCTCAGGCCCAAGATCTTTCCACCATGTTTATGAGTGGGGCAGAACTGGAGATGATGAAGCAAGGCTTTTTAAATTAAATAAACTTCCAGTAGACGGACTTTCTTTAAAGGTCAACTACGAATTACTAGATTCTAAATCTTTTGTGCCATCTGAAAATTCAGATAATATGCACGTATTTATAAAAAAAGCTTCAGTTATGGAAGAAGGGAAGCCTGTAATTATTTCCCCAAGATTTTCTGAAAGGCTTGTATTCGATGTAAGTGGATATACTGTTTTTATGCCAAAGGGAGAGTCTGTCACTGTAAATAAACCAGGCGGGGCTGCAACTAAAAATTCTTTTTTCTCAGCATATAAATACTTTTTTACTGGTACCCTAGTAAGTATGTCTATAAAAAAATCAGGATTCCAAAGACTTTTTAATTCATCATTATCTAGAGCATTAGGCGTACCAGCACAAGTAAAAACAGTTAGATATAGTTTTTCTGCAAACCAGCTAGCAACTGAAGCGGACGCTGAAATTTCAGCAGCATTTGCGAGGTTAGCGCATGGCTAATTATAAACTAGACTCAATGTTTGAAATTAGAAAGTTTCTCTGGAGTAGACTTACTGCTCTTAATATATTTGATGAAGAAGACTATTATTCAGATAATCTAAATGAGACGCTTATCCCAATTGTTCCAGTCCAGCAACAGCCAGAAATGAATCAATTTTTGAGCGGAAAGAAGCACATAGTTTACGATAAGATAGGCATGTCTTATGAAAGTAACTGGATGATCTGTTGCGAACAAATTCTTCTCACCCTATATTCTCCAGAACTCCTGGATATAGTCGAGATAAGAAACTTCTTGACTGATGAATTTAGAAGAATGGATGAGTCTGCAAAGGATGTAAATAGGTGGGCGGGACTATCAGATAAATTCAAGTTCCATAGCATACATATAGCAGATATATCCTCTACTGCCCCATCAGAAGAAATACAAGGATTCTATGCCGCAGATGT